TGCGCCGTTCACTGGCTTCGAGCAGCGTAGCGAAGCTTCAACGGATGCTGGATTGCGCCTGTGGCGATGGGCGCGTTCGCTACACGACACAATATCATGGTGCTCGAACAGGGCGCGATGCGGGCCGATTGATCCAGATTCAGAATTATCCTCGCGGCGAGATTGGAGACAGGCCGGGTCTGACGGCTGACATCTTGGCCGACGCGATCCTGACGCGCAATGTGCCGCACATTCAGGAGATTTGGGGACCTGACATTTTTTCGGCAGTGGTCTCATCGCTGCGATCCTGCATCGTGCCAGAGAAGGGCAAGGTTCTGGTCGGCGGAGATTTCGCAGCGGTCGAAGCGCGCAACCTGCTTTCGATGGCTGGCCAGCATGATCGCGTCGAACAAATGCACGCTGGACTGGACGTGTATTCCGAAACTGCATCGCTGATTTTCAAGAAGCCTGTCAATCGCAAGGACCCTGCACAGGCCAAAGAGGGGCAGATCGGCAAGAATACCGTGCTCGGTTGCCTTGCTGCGGATACGCTGATACTAACCCGTAACGGGTGGAAGCCTATTGTCGAGGTCGAGGATACGGATTTTTTATGGGACGGAATAGAATGGGTTACGCACGAGGGACTGAAATTCAAGGGCAACATGAAGACCTTGAATTTGTTGGGCTTACGGCTGACCCCGGATCACTTGGTTTTCACTGGGGAACAGTGGCTCCGCGCCGACGCAGTGACGCCAAGCGAGATGTTCCTAGCGTTGGCTTTCGCCAAGGATCATGGACCGTGCTCGGATATTGCTACTCCGTTTACGGCGGGATTGTCGGCTTCGCGTGCCAGTGTGATTGCGGGCAAGGTCCAAAGTATGTGGAGCTTTACAGCTTCCAATCTGGTCGATCTACTGGCTGCGATTTTTGCGCGAAGAAAAAGTCAATCTGCACGCAGCAAAAGAAATATTGGCGATACGCAGACATTTGCCCAGATGACGCGACCCGAACTCGCTTACTCAACCGTATTTCCTCTATCCAATCTCGGTGTCGCGTTGGCAGCACAAGAAAATCCGCAAAGCACTACGCAGGCAGAGGTATTCGGGTTTGGTCTGAGTGGGAATCTACCGGTGCTAGATGGAAAGAAGGGTCAACCGAACCTAAGCGAAAATTCCTTGCCTACCTTCTCACGCTTGATGGATGGGATAATCCGGCTTTGGAAATTGACCGCATCGACAACGATAAAGGTTACGAACCCGGCAATTTACGGTTTGCGACAAAATCGGAGAACGCATCCAACAAGCGGCAAATATCCGTCTTGCAAGGCAGACTGGACGAAGCACTTGAAGAAATCGAGATGCTCCGAGCCTGTTTACGATCTTGTCAATGCCGGTCCTCGTAACCGGTTTACCGTCATGACGGCTAAAGGACCTCTGATTGTTCACAACTCAGGCTATGGTCTCGGGCCTGTCGGTTTCCGTGCTCGCTTCGCGCCGAAGGAGAGCATTGATCTGGCGATGCTCGCAATCAACACCTACCGGCAGGAGTTTGCTCCGCTCGTCCCTCGCTTCTGGTATGGCCTGTTTGATGCGAGCGTGCAGGCCGTCTATTCCGATCTCGGCAAGGCTCACAGCTATGAAGGGATCGAGTTTCGCAAGGAATACGACTTTCTGACCATGCGCCTGCCATCCGGTCGCAAGATTTGGTATCATCGCCCGCGCAAAGCAATCACTTATACGCCGCAGGGGGAGGAGCGGCCTTCATGGACGTTCATGAGTTATCAGGGCAAGAAATTCCGTCGCCACATGGCTTGGCACGGGATGCTTACGGCTGACTGCATCCAGGGCAGCGCACGCGATCTGATGGTCGAGGCCATGAAGCGCGCTGAAGCGGCTGGCCTCAACACGATCTTCAAGGTTCACGACGAATTGGTGTTCGAGGAATTCGACCGGCCTGATCTGGTCGAGACGGTCAAGCAGGTGATGGAAGATATTTCGCCTTGGGCAATCGAGCGGAAATTTCGCGTGAAGGCAGAGGTCGAGAAGATGCAAAGGTATCGGAAATGATCGTCGCAGGCATCGACCCAGGCAAGACAGGCGCATTGGCGATCTTGCATCCCGATGGGAGCGCGGAATTTTTCGACGTGCCCACGGTCAAGCTGAAAGGCAAGATCAAGCCTGCTTGGAACCTGTGGGCGCGGCAATGGTGCATGGCGCTGGATATGGCACTACCTGACATGGTGGTGATCGAGGACATTGCAGCAAGGCCGGGGCAGGGCGTGACTTCGATGTTCACGTTCGGGCGCACTCTTGGCTTCGTGCATGGGCTGGTGCAGGCAACTACGTCCTGTCCGGTTCATTTTGTGACACCCAGTGTCTGGAAGGCCAAGCTGGGCTTGCAGAACAGCGATAAAGGTGCGAGCCGAGAAAAGTGCTCCAATCTCTATCCTTCGACTGCACCGCACCTTGGCAGGGTCAAGGACGATGGCAGAGCCGAAGCGGCCTTGCTGGCTCACTATGGGAGGAAATTCTTATGATCGAAGTTGCTGCATCAATGATAATTTTCAGCATCGGTTTTGTGGTCGGGTGTTTATGGGCAACCCGATGGCCGGAAGATGAAGATTGAAATGATCGAGGTGTTTCCGTGAGCGGGCACCGTTATTTCAACCAAGGAGAAAAGTGATGAATATTGATGATCTGACTATCGGGGAGGCCAAGGCGCTGGTCGCCATGTTCGGCGGTGCCAAGCCGCTGGATACCGGCATGATCGGCAAGTATGTCATCGTGCGCTGCCGCGATGCTGGCGTTCACGCTGGCGTGCTCGAATCCTCCAATGGCCGCGCGTGCGTGCTCACCGAAGCCCGCCGCCTCTGGTATTGGAAGGTCAGGGGATCGGGGGACTTCCTCAACGCCATCGCACTGTCCGGCGTGCACCCCGACAGCAAGTTGTCAGCACCTGTGGATCGCATCTGCCTCACGGAGAACTGCGAAATCATCCAGTGCACCGAAGAAGCGGAGCGCGTCATTCGCGCCCAGGCGGTCTACAATGACTAACAAGATGCTCTTCGGCATCGGCATTGGCTCAGGCGACGGCTCCGGCTCTGGCTACGGCTATGGCTACGGCTCCGGCTACGGCTATGGCTAAACGCATGGGCTGCTTTTGGAAAGGTAATGTGATGGAAGATGTGACGCAAGCAGACCGCGAGGCGGCCGCCGCAAATATCCTTGCTCGCCTAATCCAAATGCACGGTGGGGAACAGCAGTGGATGGACGCTAGCACGCAGTCAATGCGCCTTGGCGAGCAAGACAACCATTGGGAAGTCCAAGCCTTCGCGGCCCACCGTCGCGCCAGTGTTGCTGCGTTGGAGGCAGAGAACGCGCGATTGCGGGACTTACTTTGCTTGGCTGACGAACTGTTGATGGTGACAATCGGGGCGTTCCCGCTTCCCGGCAATCCACTGCGAGAAAAGGTCAAGCTCATTCGAGACGTGACCGGCAGCGATTATAACGCACGCAAAGCGGGTGCAGCCCGCGCAGCCCTCGCGGGCAAGGAGGAAGCGTGATGCAACCTCAACCTATCCGCCAGATCGCACCGATCAACCCCCGCGCTCGCACCCGTAGTAGCGCCAACTCATGCTGGCCTTTGCGCGGTGTGGATGGGCTGACATTTGCCGAGCGCAAGGCAAAGGAGAAAGGACGTGGATGATCTGAACCGCCGCGACAGTGTAGCTGCGGTCTTTGTAACCACGCCCGCGTTGAGCCAAGCAGTTGAGAGGAGTGAAAATGCCTAGAATGGAAACCCGCACTGCCGAGGAACTGGTGCCTTTGCAGGACGCCGAAATCCGACGCCTCCGCGCCCAGCTTGCTGCGTCCGAGGCGCGCATTGCAAAACTTGAGGCGACCATCAGGGAGATCACAGGGACATGACTGACAGAATTCGCAGTATATTGCTGCGCGCTATACCCACAGGCCGTAAATGGGGCGACAAGATCGAAGAAAAGCGGAGCACAGTAACGATTGGCGGTGTCAAATGCACTCTGGTCGAGCGCGATAGCTGGGAAGGCGGCGATAGCGGGATTATTCGCCAGCAATATCATCGCACGACATGGCTCGAATATCCGGAGGCAAAGTGGAATTATGACTGACGAACAGATCATCGAGATTGTCGGGCCAGCTACATTCTTGCCCGATTTTAAAGTGCAAGAAGTGCTTGATGCCTTCCGCGTAGCAGGGCTGGCCGTGGTGCCGGTGGAGCCGACTAAGGCAATGGAAGCTGCTGGCTGGGACGCTCTAGAAGATGACGATTGCCCCGAAAACATGTGGAACGCCATGATAGCAGCCGCAACGAACCTTGGCTAGCTGGCGCCAATAACGACATGGGCGGCGTAAATCATTCGGGTTCCTCCGGCGCTGCCCGGCTACCAAGCGCTACATTTTCGATCTTGCTCATGATCTCGCGCACTGAAAGCCACCCCGCCAGCGTCCAGCCTACAGCCTCGCGAAGGGTCATGGCCTCGTGGTAAGCCATGAACCCCATCAACCCGAGGATCGCTGCACCAAGCACGCCAAGGATGCGGACGGCTTCGCGGCGGAGCGTCATGATTGCCTGCTATACATACGCGCCTCGGCCTCCCGGCGCCGGGTCAGACCTGCCATGGCGCGGCCACCCGCACGATTCCAGCGCAGGAACTCACGCGCCGCCCCCGCATAGTCACCTGCGCGGTGCTTGCGAACCAGCGTCGATTTCTGGAACGCTGCACGCCCGATATTGTAGGCCAGTGAAACCAGAGCATCGAACTGATTTTGCGTCACGGGCGCATCGCCCAGCGCGTCCCGGACTTCCTGCTCAAACTCGGCAAGGTGCTGCCGAAATCGTTCATCGGCCTGTGCTCGCGTCCAGATCGTGCCCTTGCGGATACGTCCGCCATTGAACGGATCAGCGCCTGTGCTGCCCCATCCAATCGTCCACGGCTCGCCTCCAGTGCCGGGATCAGGATAGGCTTCGATGCGCCCATCAGGTCGAACACGCGCCAAGCCCTCGAAGCTGTGGATCAGGTCGATCCCCGCTTGGCTGGTCCGCATGGCTTTTGGCACTGCCACAGCGCGCCGAACACCCCAGCCATCCAAGAGCGTATGTAGTTGCTCGATGCGACCAGGCACGTTGAACGGATTGCCATCTGTCGCTGCACGGATTGCGGCAAAGATTGGTTCACGCGGATCGTTCATCGTTTTTCTGCCTTCTTCATGGCAGAGATGATCCTGTTTGCTGAATAATTCAACGGGTGGAAATCGACCAATTGTTTGAAGAAATTGTTGGATTTCTTCGATGTGACAGTGCGAGGGACAGGCTTGCGATATTTCTCATTCCACGCTTTCATCGCAGCGTAGTTGGGAAATCCCTCCTTCTTCGCCCAAGCATCAAGCTGTTTTTGATTTGAACCAGCCATTGTCAACCTCCTAGTCCTTTGAAATACTCATAAATACCTGCGAGAGCCGATGCGCAAGCCGCAATGAACCCGCCGCCGATAAGCAACTTTGCAAGCGATTTCATGCCATCGTTGCGGTCTGCCTCAGTCAGGAGTTTTTCCAGCTTTGCCGCTGAATTTACCATCGGCTGCACTTGGAGCATCAATTCATTTTGTGCTTTCGTAAGCGCACGAAGGGAATCATTGAATTCCTTGCTGGTTTCACCGAACAATTTTTTCAGGTCACGGATTTCTACAGCCTGCGCCTTCACCGTGGCTTTCAGACTTGCAATCTCTGCGACTTGATTTGAGAAATCCGAAGGGCTCATTACATGTCTCTCATATAGGGAGGCAGGTTTTCCTTGGCAGCCTCTTCCGCTTTCATATCCTCAAGCATTAGGAACAATTCTTCGGGGGGAAGACTGTCCAAATAGTCGTCGTAGTTTCGAGGATTTTCAGCTTCTCTGGCTTTTGCTTCTTCGAGCATCTGGAACAATTCTTCGGGAGGAAGGCTATCCAGATACGCATCTTCATCGGCAAATTCAGCGTATTCATCTCCCGTCACGGCTTCCGGCGTCTCAATCTCAGTGTCGGCAGGCATGGGTGCCTCTGGTTCTTCATAGCTTAAGAGATTACGGCCTTGTGCGCCACCTACCACTGTCAAGATAAAGTCTCTGAGGGCCGCATCCCCTTTTCCTCCTTGGCTTCGCAGCACATTGATCGCACGTTGAGCCAAAGCAGGGTCACGTGAAAGAAGCATGTCCACGATCACGGCACGGCGATTGCTTTCTGGTATGGCTTCGACAAGTTTCCGTGCTGCCGT